ACCCAGATAAACTCAGGCAGCAAGTGTGTACATAAGACTCAGAAGTCCACCAGGTTACGATTGAGGGGAGACCGATGTCACCCGGTGGACTACTGAGAACTAATAGGTATTACAATAGGTATTACAGTGTATACATATGAAGCACACTGCGACGGTAGAACCCCACTGGTATCTCTAAAGGGTGGACACAATAGAATTAGTGTTACTGATTAAGGTAGGTTCATATGTAGTCGATTGGCTTGATAGTGGTTATCATTTGGAGTATGGTGCGAACTTGTATCGGAGGGGCAGGGAGCACTCCTCGTCAGTCTTGTTACTGACATTCAAGGAGGCTCCTGTTCCTTCGGTACACTCACTACCACTAGTTAGTAGGATTAATACTACAAGTTGGTAGGACATCGATATTACACGAAATTACTTCTAATCATAGTCTTGATAACTACAATGCATTCGTGTTACGCATAAGTGATTAGTACAATGAGTTCCTGTATTTAACTAACCAGGAACCCACGATACTTATGCTCTATATGATTGCCTTCACACTCTTAGCACTAACTCTTATTAGCTTCGATAGTCTCAACAATTAGTTTATCTAAATACCATTTAGCTTTCTCTAGGTCCTGGGTTACAGGTATGTTACCTGGGTCCTTGAGTCCTAGCCTCCACAGATACTTGATAATACATCCACGTAAATAACCTTTGAACTCATTAGATGTCATGGCTGATTGCATTGCATCGATACACTCTATGCTGCCATTAGTGTAATGGCTTGGGTTGATGGGTGTGTCTTGCTTGTTAAGGGCATGAGCTTCAGCCATAGCCATATCAATGTAAGGCTTGTAGTCGATACTCTCTGTCTTCTCTAGTGCAGGGTGTTCGCGCCTAAGTTTATCCCATTCAGCAGGGGTTGCTGCGTTGATACCTAAGTAACCAGTCATTTCTTACCACCGTCAGTCATGATGATAATACATTGGATAAGAGCGGCTCCAACAAAGAGAACGAGGAAACTAGCGGCTAATAATTCAAGCAACATGTCCATCAGTCTTCTCCTTGGGTTGGGTGCGTCAGTTCAATATGGTAGGCATGACTGGCTCTATCTAGGGCACCATCAGCCGCCTGTAGTGCTGCAATGGCTGCCTTACGATTAGCTCTAGCCCTATCTACATCTCTTCCTAACTGGTCTAAACTTTGACGCATGTCACTGAAGTGCGTCTTACTTAACAATGAATCACCTAATGAAGTCATGAGTTTTCTCCTGCCAATATTCGTTGTTTAATTTCGAAGTTACGCCCATTGCGTCGAGCCATTGCCTTCTTGTAGGCTTCTCTATCGGTCGTATGGTGTCGGGGTTTGTATTGCAGCCCATCCTCAAGACCTGCGTAGTAATTGGTACAGGTCTCTGTTTTAGATGTGGTCAGCTGCAGGTTCTCTCTCCAGGTTAGTATCATCAGGTCACACCTCACATTCTTGACAAGCAGCAAACTTCTGCCACTCGTCCTGGGTGATACCACTGATTAAATACTCCCGGTCTTCAGCACTAAGGTCTGGACACACTTCCTGTATCAGCTCACCGTTAGCGTGACGTTTGAGTTGCTCCTGGGTAACATCGATGTCTCTCATATGAGTGACACCAGTCAACAAAGATACTTTAGGTACTTTCATCGTCCTGGCTCCCACATGTTGATGGTCTCTGTATCCCAGTTCCAATCGCAGCTCCTTAGTATCCTGGCGCAGCGACTCTGGGCTATTGCATCCTCCCTGGTTAACCCGGCCTTAAGATAAGCCTGGAGTACCTGGTCCCAACTTGGATGGTTACCCAAGATACCTTCAGCTTTCTTTGGGCCAGTCCCAGGTATGCCTTTGTACCCATCGGTTGCGTCCCCGGTAAGACATTGCGTCAAGAAGTAATGGTTGGCATCGGCTTCAGTTACAGTCAGCAGCTCGTCAGCCATAGGTCTATACAGTTGTCCTGGGATTGTCTTCATGTCTTTGTCACAAGACACAATGCAAGTAGGATGGGTGTTAGAGGACTGGAGAATACCCATGATGTCATCAGCTTCCAGAGTGTCCTGGACATGACACTGGTAGACCTCTTGAGCCCATTGCACCAGGTACTTGTAACCAACTGGCTTCCTGGTCTTCTTCCGGCCACCTTTGTAATCAGGTAGCACAGTCTTTCTGAAGTTGTCACCGACCGTGAAACATACCAACATCTGCTCAGCTTTTAGCCTCTCAAGGAACCCTTGAAGCCGACTGTTAAACATCTTCTTAGCTGCATCGACATTGGTCGATAGGGACCATATGTCCTCACCCCAGTCCACTTCGTCCTCACATGCTGCAGCTGCCTGGTACAAGTACAAGTCACCATCAATCAGTAACGTAGTTTTATCTTTAGAGAAGCTCTTCAATGCGTTCATTGATACCCTCCAGGAACTCTTCACCTTCGTCCGTAATTAACCAACGCTTACCAAAGGTTTCATAGTCAACCTCAGTGGTTATGAGACCACTGCTTGCAGCAACACCAATGAAGAAGGCTGCTTGTCTACTGAAGTTACTTTTGACTGTGAAGGGGCTTCGTTGGGCTTTATCCAAGAGAACATGGAAAGCCATGAGTTGGTCTAAGTCATTGTGGAATTCTTTTGACTCAGTGTGTTTCGCACCAGGTGCGTCCCACGGCATATTCTGCTTCGATTGGGAGTTTTCTATTGATTCCGAAATGCTCTCCTGCTTCTTTAGCCATTCGCTTAAGTATGTCACCGACATTGTGTGCTACCTCTTTGGTTCTACAGGCAATCTGGAGTTCATCGTGTACCCAGGCTACTATCAGGGCATCGTTCTCCAGGTTCTGTGCTTTAATCTCCTGGTCAACCAGGTATAACCACTGCTTACATAGCAGGGCTCCTGCTGACTGAAGGAGTTGTGAAAGACATTTATGCTCTGACCTAATAAACAGCTTTCTGCCGTCTAATCCTTTGAGGTAACCGCGCTTGTATGCTTGACTTAGTTCGTTCTTGAGAGACTTGAAACTAGGGATGTTCTTATCAAACTCATTCTTGAATCTCTTACCATCTTTAGCTGAGCCACCCACGATTTTACCAATGAGGGCATCACCGCCACCGTAGAGGAGGCTGTAGCTGAAAGTTTTTGCACTGTCCCTTGTAGGTAGTCCTGCACTGTTCTGAACGTAGGTGTGGATATCGCCTTCCATAATTTGCTTGGCGTACTCACCCCCATCCTCCAGGAAGAATGCCAGGCACCTGAGTTCCAATTGAGATAAGTCTCCACCACATAGGTGCCATCCGTTGGGCACAGTGAATAGTTCTCTCATAGGTTTACCGTAGGCTGCCCTGGATGAAACCGTCTGTGCAACATTGGGATTACGATGACTAGCCCGGCCCGACACAGTACCGCCAGAGACAATGGTATGCCGCAGCTTGCCGTCTGAGTCCACCAACTTTAGCCAGGCTTGGCTGCCCTCAGCTAACTGGGCAATTCTCTTCTGCACTAACATGAACTTAGACAGTTTCTTAGCTTCAGGATATGGCAGCTGCGACAGCACAGTCTCGTCTACTTTAGCCTCACCACTGGGGGTGAATGACTTAGGTTTCCAACCGTACTTCTTAACCAGGCATAGGTGTATATGCTTGCGGCTGTTAGGATTGAACTCAATGACTTTGACCTTTGTAAAGGGCTCACCTTTGACGTATCCCCTGGTCTTGTTGTTAGACTTAGGAACGAACTCAGTGTGTACCTCCCACGGCTCAAACAGCTCATAAAGCTCCTTCTCAAGCTCTATCCTGACAGTAGCTAACTCAACATATAAACTCTCTGCTGCCTTAACATCAAAGGTCCATCCGTTGTTGCCTACCCGGTAGCAAATCTCAGCTAACTCATGTTCCAGGTCCAATGACTCCTGGGAGAAACCCTCGCCCATCTTGAGCAGCTTCTTATACAGCTCATGGGTAACATGGACATCCTGCTTACAGTACAAAAGCATCTCAGGATTGCAGTACTCCCACCCACCCTGATAGTCACCCTTCATGGTGCCCATTCTAAGGCCCCAGGCTTTGAGTGCATGGCTGCCGAACATCCTGCGTTGGAAACCTTCAGGTAAACCTAGGGAGGTTGCATCGTCATTCTGCAGGTCTGCAGCGACCAGGCGA